AGAGCGCGCGGCGTCTGGGAAGTCGTCAAGTGCACAGTGAGGATTGTCGATGACAACGCTGCTCGTTGACGGTGACCAGTTCATTTATCGGTGGGCCTTCGCGTGCGAGACGCCCATCGACTGGGGCGACGACCTATGGACGCTCCATCTGGACGCCCAGGAGGCGCGCGCCAAGTTCGACACGAACATCTCCCAGCTCATGGAGATGCTCGGGGCGAAGCATCTGCTCCTCGCCCTAACGGGCCGCCAGAACTTCCGCAAGACGCTCTGGCCCCAGTACAAGGCCCCACGCCAGGACATGCGCAAGCCCACGGGCATGCAGGTCTTGCACCAGCACGTGCGCGACAGCTACCCGTGCGTCTACAGGCCGACCCTGGAGGCCGACGACGTGCTGGGCATCGCCGCGACCGATCCCCACGCGAAGGCCCCGCGGATCATCGTCTCGTCGGACAAGGACCTCCTGCAGGTCCCCGGCCTGCACTACCGCCCCAATGAGCCCGAGCGCGGCGTCTTCGCCGTGACGGCCGAGGAGGGCTTCCAGTGCTTCCTCGTGCAGGCCCTCGCCGGCGACCCCGTGGATCACTACCCAGGCTGCCCCGGCATCGGGAAGGCCAAGGCGGCGAAGCTCATTCGGGCGGCGCCCGAGTGGCTCACGGTCCTCAACGCCTACCTCGACGCCGGCCTTACCGAAGCCGACGCCCTGATGCAGGCGCGCATGGCCAAAATCCTCACGTGGGAATGGTTCGATCACAAGCGCAAGGAGCCCAAGCTGTGGAAACCGTAGCCGGGGAGACGCCCCGTCCCTTCCATGTCATCGGCCTCTATGCGCCCGCGTCGGGCTCCGGCAAGACGACGGCCGCCCGCTACCTGAACCAGAGCCTCGGCTTCATCCCCCTGAGCTTCGCCGACCCGATCAAGAGGCAGGCGCTCCGGTTCCTCTATAGCTTCGCGCCGACTCAGAACATGACGGAGGCGTACCAGTGGGCGCAGCCCTACTTCGTCGATAAGAACCGGCCGATCCACGAGATCCCAGGAAGGCCGCGCCTGAGGGACATCTTGGAGGGCATCGGCGAGGGGCTCCGCGACCGAGTACACTCCGACGTGTGGGTCGAGATTGCCCGGCGGGAGGTCGAGCGCATCCGCCAGGGGATCGTCACCGGGAACGCCCCGCAGGCGCCGATCGCCGGCGTCGTCTTCGACGATGTGCGCCGCGAGAACGAGGCGCGCCTGATCGAAAGCCTCGGCGGCCTCCTCATCCAAATCCAGCGGCCAGGCGTCGCGCCGCAACCCGGCGTCAAGACCGAGGGGCAGCTCGAAGGCTACCCCTTCGCGGCGACGCTCCTCAACGCCGGCGACAAGAAGGCCCTCTATCAGCTCATCATGACGCGCGTCGCCGCCCTCCTCGTTCCATCCTCAGGCAACGCATAAATCGGGCACCCCTATGGATACGTGAACGGGTCCCTTTCTCCGCGTACTAACTAAGGAAGCCCTCATGTGCCTCCCCAAGGCGCCGAACGTCAACGTCCCAACTCCGGCGGCGCTCCCCGCGCTGCCCCCGCCATTGGCCCCGCCCGAGAAGACCGCTGACCAGCTTGTCACGAACCCGGACGCCACGAATACGGCGAGCCGCCGGCGCGCGAGTCGCGGCCTGACGCCCGACCTGGATGCCCTTCGCATCCCCCTGAACCTGCCCCGCTCGGCCGCCAGCTCGGACAATAACCTCCCGTGACGACGGCCCATGCCGCACACGAAGGTGGCGGCTACGTTGCCGGCCCTGCAGAAAAGCGATACCGCGAACTGGAGCAAGACCGCACTCCCTACTTGGAGCGTGCGGACGAGTGCGCCAGGTTGACCTTGCCGCGCTACATGAGCACGCTCAACCGGCCCAAGAATGCAAGGCTCCCGAAGACGTGGCAATCGCTGGGGGCGCGCGGCGTCAACAACCTCGCATCCAAGCAGCTCCTCACCACGCTTCCGCCGAACGCTCCGGTGTTCAGGTTGAAGGCGAACAAGCCTGTGCTCCGCAAGGCGGCTCAGGAGGATATCAAGACGGAGCTGGACAAGGCCCTCGGCGAGGTCGAGCAGAGCGTCCTGGACAAGGTCGAAGCGTGCCGCGACCGGGCGAAGGTTTTCGAGGGGTTCAAGCGCACGACGATCACCGGCAATGCGCTCCTGCACCTGCAGAAGCGCGGCTCGCGGATCATCCCCCTGGAGCGCTACGTCGTCTGCCGCGACCTCGAAGGCAATGTCCTGGAGATGATCGTCGAGGACCCGGTCGCGCCGGCCGCGCTGCCCCCTGAGGTACGCAAGAGGCTGCGCGAGAAGGGCGCCATCCGCGGGAACCATGGCTACAAGAAGAAGCGCCTCAAGATTTACACGTACCTGGAGCGCGACGGCGACTACTTCGAGGCGTACCAGGAAGTGTGCGGCGAGCGGGTCGAGGACTCCGATGCCCGCTATCTAGTGCAGTCGAGCCCGTACATCCCGCTGCGCTTCTACCCTGTGGACGAAGAGGACTATGGGCGGAGCTACGTCGAGGAGTATGTCGGCGACCTCACGAGCCTGGAGAACCTCGCCAAGGCCGTTGTCGAGACTGCGGCAGCGCTCGCGCGTCTCCTGATCTTCGTCAACCCGAACGGCGTCACCAAGATGGCCGACGTTGCCAACGCGCCCAACGGGCAGGTCCTCGTCGGCAACGCGGCAGACGTGACGGCCTTCGTCCTGGAGAAGGCAAGGGATCACGCCACGGCCGTGCAGATGGCGGACGCCCTGGAGAAGCGCCTGGAGATCGTCTTCCTCCTCAACAGCGCGGTGCAGCGGGACGCCGAGCGCGTCACGGCCGAAGAGATTCGCTTCATGGCGCACGAGCTGGATGACGCCCTGGGCGGCGTCTACACGATCCAATCCCAGGAGTTCCAACTGCCCTTCGTCGAGGCGCGCATGTGGCTCATGCGCCAGGAGGGCGAGGTGCCCGAACTGCCGAAAGACATCGTGCACCCGGCGATCCTCACGGGCTACGACGCCCTCGGGCGGCAGTCCGACCGCGCCAAGCTGACGCGCTACTCGGCGACGCTCGGCCAAAGCATTGGGCCGGAGAAGGTCGATAGGTACATCGTCGCCGGCGAGTTCGCCCGGCGCCTCGCTATCGCTGATGGCATCGAGCCCGATGGGCTCGTGCGAACCGAACAGGAAGTGGAGCAGGGCGACCAGCAAGCGCAGCTCCAGGCCCTCCTCCAGAACCTCTCGCCCGAGGTCGTCAAGCAGCTCGGGACCTACCTTAACCAGCAGGCCAAACCGCAAGGAGCAACAGCGCAATGAAACGGCCGAAGAAGACCGCCAGCAGGCGGACTAGCAACCGCCGGCGGGCGACCGCCGATGATCAGGCACCGGAGACGCCGCACGCCGGCGCCCGGCGCGTCCCGGTCAAGTTCGACGAGGCCGGGAACATGGTCGAGGTCGAGCAGCCGAAGAAGGAAACCCATCGGGGGCGCCTGAAGCGCGTCACCCCGCCGGATCAGTTCGCGGGCGCCTACGTGCCGGGGCGCACCTACGTTCACCCTAAGACCGGCACCAAGCACGAGGATCACTGACGCATGCCTGGCGAGAAGAACGAGAGCTTTGCTGAGGCGGCCGATGCCGCCCAGCTTGCGAAGGAGGCCGCTCAGGCTGCATCCCTGAGGGGCGAGAAGACCGAGGCCGACCTTGAGATCGAGCGCGCCCAGAAGCTCGACGCGGCGCACGCCAAGATCGCCGATGCCGAGAAGGCCAAGCAGAAGGTCGAGCAGAAGCCGGCCGAGCAGAAGGTCGAGGAGAAGAAGGAGGAGCCCCAAGAGGGTGAGGCCGAGGCCACACTCTATGAGGCGCCGACTGCCGAAGACCGCCAGTGGGCCTTGGACAACTACGGTCCTGGCGTCGCCACGGCGATGGACAAGGCGGGCATCAACGCCCCGGCCGCCAACGACTATTGGCAGGAGCACGGCAAACTCCCCGAGAGCGCCCTCAAGAAGCTCGAAGACGCCGGCTACCCGCGGGCGATGGTCAACACCTACCTCGACGGCGTGAGGTCGGCCGGGGCGAAGGCAGCCGAGGACGGCAAGGCGCTCGCCAAGGAGCTGGCGGGCCTCGCCGGCGGCTCGGCGAACTACAAGCGCATGACCGAGTGGGCGGCCGGTGGCGGCATGACTGCGGCCGAGCTGCAGGACTACAACGCGCTCATCGCCTCCAAGGACGCCTCCGGCCTCCGCATGGGCGTGCGCGCCTTGCGGGCCCGCTTCGAGCAGGCCAACGGGCGGCTCCCCAGGGTGCAGGTCACCGGGAAGATGGCCCGCAGCGAAGCGAGCACGGAGAGAGAGCCAGAGGGCGGCGGTGACGTGTTCCGCAGCTCCCAGGAGATCATCGCCGCGCAGCGCGATCCCCGCTATCAACGCGACGCGGCCTATCGACGCGAAGTCGAACAGAAAGTCGTCAGGTCCAACCTACACGGCAAGGCCCGCAGGCCCGCGCCGGCGCGGTAACGCAGAGCGCCGCACTACAAGGCTCCGCATCAACCGAGGCAACCATGACGTAAAGCCGGCCCGGCCCTTGCGAGGGACCCGCGCCGTGACGCCACTCGTTTCTGTTGCCTTCTCCTACTGCCTCAAGGAGAAGCAATGGCAGTTGAAAGTGATACCCTAGTCCTATCGCCATTGGGCGTAGCCAACGCCGTATCCCCCGGTAACTGGTTCGACCCCGCATCAATGGCGGAGTTCGAGGAGATTTTCCTCACGGAGGTCATGACGGCCTTCGCCGAGACGAACATCTTCCGCGAGCTTCACTACACGCGCTCCATCACGCACGGCAAGGGCGCGCGGTTCCCGGCCTCTTGGAAGGCCACGAGCCGCTACCACCAGCCGGGCACGCCGATCGTCGGCTCTAACAAGATCAAGCTCAACCATCGCACGATCAACATCGACGCTTTGTTGATCGCCGATGTGATGATCGACGACCTCGAAGACGCGATGAATCATTTCGAGGTCCGGTCGATCTTCTCGACCGAGCTTGGCCAGGCGATGGCGCGCACCTACGACGCATACGTTGCCCGCACGATCCTCCTCGCGGCTCGCTCCGCGGCGACGATCACGGGCGCCTTCGGCGGCTCCCAAATCAGCCACGAGGACGCGGCCACTGACTCGGCGCGTCTCCTCAGTATGTTCTGGAGGCCAACCAGAAGTTCGACGAGAAGGATGTGCCGGCGGCGACGCGGTACGGCGCTGTCGCTCCTGCCCAGTATTACATGCTGGTGCAGGACGAGAAGCTCCAGAACACGTTCCTCGGCGGGCACGGCATGATGATGGCGGGCAGGGTTCCCTTCATTGGGGACATCGCCATCACCAAGTCGAACCACATCCCGAACACGAACATCTCAGCTTCCACGGACGGCGAGCAGAACACGTACACGGGCGACTTCACCAAGACGGTCGCCGCGGCGTGGCATCGGTCGGCCGTGGGCACCGTGACCCTTCGTGACCTGACGACCCAGATGACGGCCCCCAACGGGGACTTCAACGCGGTCTACCAGGCCACGCTGGCGCTCGCGAAGATGGCATGCGGCCACGGCATTCTGCGGCCGGA